GGCCCCCGACTTAAGAACCCTTTCCGCCGCAGCTTCAACTGTTTCTTTACCTACTGTTCTTAGAGCGCCTCTAGCAGCAGCTGTAATGACGAGTCTCGCAGAAACTGTAGCTGTTGTCTTAGCTCCCGTATATGCCGCGAGCCCCGCGAGGCTTGTGCCCGCAGTGGGCGCAGCCACCGCAACTAACCCCGCTGTAACTACTGCATCCGCGACCATGGGAGCAACAGCCTCCATCATGTCCTGCCCTGCTCCCATCTCTAACCCGAACACCTTCGCTACCTCCCTAGATTGCGCGTTGTTTTCTGCAATCATTTGGAGTCCAGCCCTACCCCAATCAGCGTCAGCAGCAGCAGCCACACCAAATATAATGCTTGTGAACCCTTCGTAAGCACTACTCCCGACACCTTTCGCCCTGTGCATAAGCGAGCTGAAGTCTACTTCAGACCTGAACTTTTCTAAAATAGCTACGTGGCTTAAACCTTTTTGCTCACCGTCCATACGAGCCTCCATCCAATCATCTGCAAACTTATCTTCCGCGTAGATCACCGCAGAGATATTGAAGAATTGGTCTTCCAAATATAATTTTCTTTGCGACTCAGCTTGCTGGCGTTGTGCGCGAGTAACGCCCTCTTGCACAAGCGCCTTCCTAAACTCAGTAGGGGATGTCAGGAGAGACGGGTCAACCATAGCGCCACTGTATTTTGACACATGGACGTTATGGTCTAATTGTTCTTTATCATCAGTATACTCGATTAATGGGGAAACGTTGGCTTTCGTGTCACCGTGGACCGCATACTTAATAGTGAGGTCGTTCAAGACATCGTCTACCACACCACCTGAGTAGCCCGTCTCTTTAACCAATTGTTGGAGTAACGCTTGCCGTGCACCATCAACGTCATCACGAACAGCTTGACGGCGCTCATCTAATTTAATCTCCTCCCAAACTTGCTCTTCCCCTTCTTCGTCCTCGAAAAACGGAATGGTGTTCCAACCGAGTCGGAAGGTTCTCGTCATGCCGCCCCAAAGTTCCGTCGCAGTTTCGTTTACTTTATTACCGAAGTCCCATGTTTTCTCTTCGGCGTAGTCTTTAGCAAGTCCGTATAATACCGACTCATACCTTTCGTCCTTCCTGATCACCTCCCTGAGTTCAACCTCAGCGCGTTGCCGCTCCTGAACTTGATACACCATTAGGCCATCTGAAACTGGAGCGGGTTTCCGTTTGGCGCGGAGGTTAAAGACATGCCTCGGACTCACCCCATACTTAGCAGCGCTTTTAATGACGGAAGATTCTGTCTCCCCTTCTGGGATTGCTCCCCCTAGGAAAATCTCATTCCCGTCCTCGTCTTCGACTACAGCCGCTAAGATCTTGCTGCTTTTAAACAGCTCATGGTGTTTCTCGTAGTTAGCACTACGAACCATTTCAGCTACTTCCAGATAGTCTTCTGGTTCCTCAGCTAACTGCCCCCCGTAATTAAGTTCAGCCCTAGCTTTATAGGCGGTGAGCTTCTCGAAGACGCCTTCGCCGCCTAAGAAAGGGTTTTCAGGGTCTTCTTCCTCAAGGAGAGTGTTAACCGAAGACATCAGATCAAACTTACTGAAGGATCTTAGGCTTTCGTTAATTTCAGGCTCGTTCTCCGTAGTGAGTAGGCCCCTCTGGACGAGCGCATTTGATAGGTTGAAACTCAGTTGATCCTCGATCGCCTCCGTATACTGCCCCGCTTCGAGATACCCGCCCCTGATATGTTCGACATACCTCCCTAAACTTTCAACATCGTCATCAAATTTATTTTGGCTAGCCCAATCTGGGTATGCCGTTTCGACGTAGGGAGTATTCGTTTTGCTTTTATCCGACATAGCAGAAGCTGGTGTATGTTTTAGTTAGTTAAGTATTCAGGAATTATTCAGCAGCTGCGGCTTTCTCCAACACTGCCTTAAGCAACTTGGGGTCTCCGAGAACCGCAGAGGCTCGGGCATCTATATCCTCCGCAGTAGTTTCAGTCTTCACCATCGAACTACCCGCAGCGTCCTCTGCGGCGCGATCTGTCTTGTTCTTCTCACGAGCCTCGGTTCTCCTTGCACGTATGCTCTGTTGAGCCTCAAAAATAGTGTTGTAATCTTCAGTTGGGAATGCTGCTTGAAGCATACTAGATATTTCATCCGCCCTTGCAGCAGGAACATCGTTTGCATCAGTAGAATCAGGCTCATAAGCCTCTCCGATAGATTTGATTTCCCCGATGAAAACCTCGTCTTCATCAATCAGGGCTAGTGCACGCTTAAGATCAGCGTCATGCTCCAGCTCTCTTTGTTTAGCCGATGCCGCTCCCGCTTGTGCCTCCCTATACTCGTTAGCCTTTTGCGACTTGGCGTAGCTTGCACTATTGATTAGCCTCAAGTTTTTCTCCATGTCCGTCACCACCCCGTCAGCATTAATCGATTTTTCGAACTCCGCTGGTGATATACCTTGGGTAGCCACCCTCGATAAAGATTCTCCGTTCTTATCGGCGGAAGCTCGCTGCGCGGCTTGTGCTTTAATAGCGCTCTCACTGGAGCTAAGGATAAGTCTAGCTGTCGGACTCTTACTAAATAACGCAGCGTTGGCGGCTGTAAACTTCGCCATGTCTGCTAGTTTCTGGTGAGGATCTTTAGTGTCGTCTTCTACTATATCACTAATATCTTTAGTGGCTTGCGTAGTCCTATCAGCATAATCAACTTCGTCCCGTGCCTTTTTCTTTTTTTCTTCGAATTCAAACAAGCCAGTTTGGTAAGCTAAGTCAGCATTCCTTTCCTGAACTAACTGAGAACGTAGCCGCAGCATTGTCTGCAAATGTGGCTGCATGTCCCTGTCTTCTAGAGATGTGATGTAACTACTCTCTCGTCGGTTTAAGCCGTAGGTATCCCTCAAGGGTTTTATATCCTGCTCAAAAAAATCGTTGTCTATAGGATCAGCCATTGTAATTTAAACTTTTGAGGTGCCGTATGGTTGAGCGGAGGGGTAGAAATCGGGATCTTTCTTGAGCTTGTTCTCAAGCCTAGCCATGAGAGCGCGTTGGAGCCTCTCGTTAGAAGAGCGTTGTTCGTCCACTTTTCTGGCAGACGCTTCTCTTGCGTTCATGAAATTTGGAGACGCAATAGCAGGGGCCTTACTTTCTGGGGAACCTGCCCAGCTTGCTGCGACTTGATTAGCCGCTGAGGTGAATCCCATTTTCCTTAGGCGTCTCGCTTTCCTCAGTTCAGAATTCCTACTATAAAGGGCGCGACTCTCACCTAATTTCCCCTGAGTCCCAAACGTCCTCTTGGGACTACTAGCCGTTGCTTTATCGGGAGCTGCTTCGGCTTTGGCTTCGGCTTTGGCTTCGGCTTCGGCTTTGGCTTTGGCTTCGGCTTCGGCTTTGGCTTTGGCTTTGGCTTTGGCCTTATCCGTGAATAGATCTGAGAAAGACATAAGTTAAATTGTATAGTTTGAATTAAAAAAGTCAATCGACTAGAGACGAGTCCGCATTTTGTAAAGCAGAACTTAAATTTTTCATTGACCTCCGTGGCCTATTAAAAGCAGTGTCACCCTCCTTAGGGGGATCAACCGCCACTAAACCTAGCCTTTGACGAGCACAATCCAAAGCTAAAAAAGCAGCATCAGCTAAGTCGGGGCTCCTGCCAAAACGAGATTTGAACTCAGGTTTTGATTCTATTTTCATGCGGAGGGTAGCTCCCTTTACGTGGTCATAGTTACGAGCTGTTATTTCCTGCGCTAATTCAGGACTAACCCCAAACACTTGACGTGTTCTCATCAGTTCTTTCCCCACAAACCATAGCTCCGAAACACGATTCACATACAACTCGGTGCCCACTAGTTTGCTATTCGCGCTTACGCGCTTGTCACTTGCTCTCCCCCCAAACGAAACCCTCATGAAACGATTAGACCATTCTCCTGCTAGGACGTCGCAGAACGGGGCTCCCGCTCCAGTCGCATCAACACTCACATTCTCAGGGGGTATGTTCAATTTTAGACACTGTTCCTTTATTTGCTTAACAATCTGGTAAGTTCTGGGGACGGCTTTATTAGTGGCGTCGTCATTTAACTGTATCGACTTCCCAAACTCTATCACATACTGCCCATTGTGATCATACCCAACCTTTGCTGGGACGAGGCAAGTCCGGTCACCCCCGTTGGTGAATGCAGGGTCTATCCCGCAAAGATTAACGGGCGTGCTCTGCCACTGGACGGAATGCATCGCCCTGCTACTCGTAAGCTCATTCTCAGTGTATATACCAGTTGCTTCGTCGCTGTCAAAAAACACAGCGCGGACCATCCGCATATACCCCCGACTCTCAACACCCAGTAACGCTTTGTCTTCTTCAAGTTTTTCCTGCGTGGGTAGCCATGGGTAGATGGTTTTTCCGGCGATGATGTTGGGCGACCTCTCGCCATCTAGGCGCAGGTATTTCCCCCGCCACTTAGTTTTCCACTCATCCGCCGTGTTCGTATCGACGCTGTCCCAACCGTCTTTAGGTTCTGACCAAGTCCCAAACGCATCAAAGCGGGAGTTGGGGTTGCTCATCCCAATCATCTGGAAGTGGGGGTTTTTAGAAAGGTTGGTGAGGCCAGCATTCAGGATAGCTGGTGACAGCTCAGATAATTCGTCGCCAATAAGGATCACCCTCTTTTGTTTCAAACCAATGAAGCGCCCTACGGCTTCTTTAGTCTTGCTCTTCTCAGCAGCGATAAGTGACAACCCAGCTCTTTCTATAAGGATTCCTTTCTCGTTAACATACGCAGCGTTACCAATTGAATCCCGTATCTTGAGCGGGGCATCATCAATCACGGTTAGTAAAGACATCACTGAACCCCAAATCCTTTTTCGTGCCTCCCGTAATGTGGTAGATGTCATCAGAACTAATGTGTCCTGCGGTTGGGATAACCAGTTCACGATGCCCCACGCGGCCATGGTGTGCGATTTGCCGGAGGAAGCAGACCCCCCAATAGCCAAGTATTTATTTTCTATAGCTGAACGAATCATTACCTCTGCCCACGGGTGCTTCACCATCAACGGCTCAGGCAACTCAGAATTATTCCACAGCTCATCACACACTCTCCAGAAATAATACTCACGGGAAACAGGCTCCTCGTGTTTTGCAAAACCATACAGCAACGCAGTAAGTAGGCTAGTGGGAGGTATTTCAAAACCACCTACGTCCATCCGTTTTGTTTTAGGATTTATTTTAGGTTCTAGTAACTGCTTGCCCCTTTGGTCGTTTATAGCCATATTGCATTAAAGTTAGCCACTTTAACATGAGTTTCAATTCCAAACAAAAAATCATAGATCGCGCAGTCGATATGTATCACACCGATTGGAAAACCGCTGCAATAGCTAAGGAGCTAGGAGTCCATGCGGGAACCGTTCGAAGATGGTTTAAAAAACGTGGCATCCCTTCAAGGAAAAATACTTCGGATGTTGGAGAAGAAATCCCAGAACCCCCTCCTGCTAATGAAGATACTGATGAAGTAGATACTGAGAGGCTGACGAAGGAAGCTTCCATACTCGCGAAGCACGATGCGAGGATCAAAGAGGAGCAAGAGATCCTTGAGATCGCTGAGAGTCAAGCGAGTCCCGCTGATAAATACCAGAACTACATCGCAATGGCGGCGATACGATTAGCTCGGGACAACATGAAAAACATTAGCGGGCCGAGGAACATCAAAGAGCTGTCTGAGCTGGATCAACTAATACGTAGGAACTTAGGTTTAAACGCTAAGTCGAGTGGGGGAGCCTCGCACAAAATGCAAATCGACATCTCGATACTAAACAATAGAAAAGCGGATATCGGAAAAGGAACCATTATTGATATAGAAGCAGATGATAAATGATTTCGATAACTTCTCATGGGACTATAACCCTGATAAAGACCCCTACGTTAAGAGAGCTGTGCCCTCAGATTATTACGATGAGCGATATGATGCGATCATGTTCTTCGAGCAACTCTCTAAAGCTCTTCTAGGGGTGATCGAAAGATTAGACGGACCAGCTGTCGCGTGTTACGATAGCCTTAAGTCGCTAAAAGTTCTAGAAGACGACCATGCTCTCGACCCCGATGAAGCGCGGACAGCGTTGAACCAATTAATTATGGCGGACTTTGGTCCAGCCACCCCCTGTTTTTTAGATACAACTATCCTTAAAAAGTAATGACACTCTTTAAAAGTAAAGAACTAGTGCACAACCCAAAAGTTCTTATCCGAAAGGATACCAAAGATGCCGATGTGGCTTTCGACGTGCGGCAACTAGAAGGGCCCTATTACAGGGTTTTCCCAGCCAACATGAAAGAGATTTCATTTATAAGAACACTCAAAAAAAATATTTTTGTTTACACACCCGCACACGGTGATGGATTAATAGTCACCTTAAATTTATTTTGATTGTTGGAATTGATAACGGTTTGGACGGGGGGCTCTGCGCCATCTCTCTATTTGATGGGGGCGTCATAAGCAAAATGGCGATGCCCACAATAATGGTGGGCGAAAAAAGAGAGATCGACACTCGTGAGATTAAAGAGTGGCTGCTCTACTTAAACACGCCTTTTCACCTAGCCATTGAAGAGCCGCTTGCGCACGCTAAAAGCTCTCAAGCAATGCGCTCGATGGCTTTGAGTTTCGGGAAATTAATTGGCATGGCGGAAACCAATAATTACGAGGTTCAAAGAGTAGCCGTCCACAAATGGCAGAAGCGCATCCTTGGTAAAATATCTCGGGGGACTAGTAAACAAGTCGCCTTTGAAAAAGCTGAAGAGCGTGTTCCAGATGAGCAGTGGCTTAAAAATTCAAGGTGTCGCGTCCCGCACGATGGCATGGTTGACGCGTTCCTGATTGCCCGATATTTTTGGGAGACCAAAAAAAACTGAAGAATTATTTTGACGTGTGGTTTTAGGTGTGGGATGTTCCGCCTATGAACCAACCAAAGCACAGCGACAGGGGACACGCAGAGTTTTCCCCCTCTTCTCTTAAGTATGTCGCAGGGTGTGCTGGTTACACGGGTAGATCAGGAACTTCAGCGGCTGCTGAAATGGGCACCCGTATACATGAGGCCCTTGAGATTGAAGACCCATCGAATCTTCAAAGCGAACAAGAGGTATCGATTTATCAGGAGATCCTGACCGATCAATACGAATACCTGATGAACTACGGTGACATGGAGTTGACGGAGTCCCATGCTGAGATTGTTCTTGATGTGGAACTTGATGGGACTTCCACTTATGGCACTTGTGACTACCTTAACATTTACGACGGGACTAAAGGGATACTCATCGATTATAAAACGGGGATCTCTAAAATA